GCTCAGGGCTTCCCTATCGTCAAGCACACTGCACCGATTCAAGGTGGGCTACCTGCTGGCGATGGTCTGTGGGGCATCTGCGCATCAGGTCAAACTGAGACCATTCGAATCATCACTATAGACAGCGACTAGACATGCCATTTGGAATATCTGATACACAGACAGACTGCTCGACATGGGCAACTGTAAAGCGAGAGAGCGATGGCTCATACACCACTATTGGCTGTCATGCGTCTAAACAAGATGCGATCGATCAGATGGTCGTCGTATCGATGAGCGAAGACATCGACCCTATCGGTGATGTCAGCAGCCGAGCAGTCTCATCTGGCGATTTCGTATCATGGAACTCATCAGGTGGTCGTGCTCGTGGGAAGATCGAGCGCATCGTCACAGACGACAGCATCGACATACCTGACAGCTCTTTCTCGATCACTGGCACAGCCGATGACCCTGCAGCACTGATCAGGGTATATACACAGAGTGATGATGGGTGGGTGGCGACAGATACTCTCGTCGGCCACAAGCTATCAACGCTTACACCTATCGACGATCTCAAAGCACCATCAAAGAAGAATGAGCGAAACGCTGAGTTTGTAGCAGCTATCGATCAGGTCATCGGGATACTGGCACAGGCCAAACTCTCATACGAGTCAGAAGACGAGATGGAAGACGATGACGAGATGGAAGAGATCGAAGAGCCAGACGAGTCATCGATGGGCTATGAAGCCAGAGCAGAGATCGATCTGAGTGCACCTGAGTACATGAGATCATCAGCTCGTCGTGGCCTAGAGCTACACGAGCAGGGTCTGTCTGGCGATGGTCTGATGCCAGCGACTGTCGCTGACGCTCGACGCATGGCAGCTGGTGAGATCAGCGAAGCCAAGTGGCGTAAGATCGGTGCATGGATAGCTCGCCATATCGGTGATCTAGATGCTGTAGAAGATGGTGAGATCACGGCTGGACTCGTCGCCATGCTGCTCTGGGGTGGTGGCTCTACTAAAGCAAGCGCACTACGAGCTCAGAAGTATGCAGAGCAGATCGTCGCCAGACTCGATGATCAGCAGACTAGGTGCGCAGACAAGAGTGCACCAACTATGATCGAGCCGATGAGCACGATAGAGCAGGTAGAGCATCGCTGGTGTATCACTGGCGCAGATGAGCGTCGAGTGGCATACACCACTCTAGAGATGCGTGAAGATGTAGCAGGCAACCGTCTAGTGGGGTATGCAGCTGTATTTGATTCGCCATCAGAGCCGATGCCATTCACCGAGTATGTCAAGCGTGGCGCATTTCAGAAGACGATCAAAGATGGCGCAGATGTGCGCCTACTCATCGACCATGAAGGTGTGCCACTGGCACGCACCAAGTCGGGCACGCTGATGCTCGAAGAAGATGAGCGTGGCCTGAAGGTCATCGCTGATCTCGACCCACTCAACCCAGATGCAGCCAGAGTGATCTCTGCGATGCGTCGTGGTGACATGAGCCAGATGTCTTTCGCATTCCGAACTATCAAAGATTCATGGTCTGATGATAGGTCTGTGCGAGAGCTACGAGAAGTGCAGCTATTCGATGTGAGCGTCGTGACATTCCCTGCCTACGAAGCCACAGTCGCTGAGTTGCGCAACTCAAATACAGCAAGTACAATTTCACCGACGACCAGTGTCTCTGTGCGCAAAGCACAGATCGCTCTGGCTCGTCAGCGATAGTCAGCCGACTCACAGCCGACCAGATAGGTCACTGAGTGAGCCACTGATACACCCATCAGATATCTCACCAAAGGAACACACACATGACCTACTCAAAGCAACTAATCGAGAAGCGTGACGCTGAACTCGCAAAGGCTGACGCACTAGTGGCGATCGCAGCCGATGAGAAGCGTGAACTCTCACAAGAAGAAGACACCCAAATCGCACAGACACTCGAAGTAGTGCGTGATCTCGATGAGCAGATCACTCGCCATGCAGAGCTCGAAGGTCGTAACGCAGCAGCTGCAGAAGCACGCAAAGCTGCAGGCATCGAGAAGGTCATCGCACCATCGGTCGTAAAGTCAGAAGCACGCACCTACTCGCCACAAGCAGGCGTGTCGTTCGTTGCTGACGCATACGCTGCACAGTTCAGTGGCGACTTCGCTGCTAAAGAGCGTCTCGCTCGTCACATGAACGAAGAGCGCATCGAGCGTCGTGATGTCACCAGTGCAAACTTCGCTGGTCTCATCGTTCCACAGTTCTTGACCGACTTGGCTGCACCATTCGCACGAGCAGGCCGACCATTCCTTGACGCAGCTCGCAAGCATCAGCTGCCAGAGTCAGGTCTGACCATCTCGATCTCGAAGGTCACGACAGGTTCAGCGACTGCTGTACAGACCGAAGGTGCTGCAGTACAAGAGACCAACATCGATGACACTAAACTTGACATCTCAGTGGTCACTGTCGCTGGTCAGCAGAATGTCAGTCGTCAGGCGATCGAGCGTGGCACAAGCATCGACTCACTCGTCATGGCTGATCTCGTATCTGCATACCACACGAACCTTGACTCATTGTTTGTCACGACCAGTGCTACATCACTCACCAATGTGATCACACAAGTAGTCACCTACACTGACGCATCACCGACCGTACCTGAGCTGTACCCAAAGCTGGCTGACGCTATTCAGCGCATTCAGACGAACTACTTCGCAGGCCCGAACTTCATCTTGATGCACCCACGACGACTCGCCTACATCTTGGCAGCACTCGATACCCAGAACCGACCACTCGCAGTACCTGTACCTAACTTCAATGGTCAGCCTGCGTTCTCGTCTGGTAATGGCGCACCTGTGTATGGCAACAGTGGCTACACGATCTTGGGTCTGCCAGTCATCACCGATGCCAATGTCACCACGACTAACGGTGCAGGTTCAAACGAAGATGTCATCATCATCGGCAACAGTCAAGAAGCACACCTGTGGGAACAGGGCTCTGGCGAACCGATGATGCTGCGATTCGAGCAGCCAAAGGGTTCAGAGCTCGACATCACCATGATCGTGTATGGCTACAGCGCATTCACAGCGAATCGCTATCCAAACGCCTTCTCGCTTATCGGTGGAACTGGTCTCGTAACACCTAGCTTCTAACTCAGTCGATAGTCAGTACACCACAGGCTGATCACTGTGGTGTACTGGCTCTCTGAGATCGCACTATGACTAACCCAAAATCACTCATCGATGCCCTGCTCACAGAGCGTGCTGGATATGTGCAGCGTGGTCTCAAAGACCGTGTGGCACAGATCGACACATGCCTGCGTGATCTCGGCTATGAAAGCAAACAAGCATCGACCCCAGTAGAGACTGCGACAGCAGTACCACAGGTCGAGACAGCAGCACTACCTAAAGCAGCTAAACGCAAGAAGGGATAGACCCATATGGCCATCACGAACGGCTACTGCACACTTGCCGAAGTGAAGGCAGCGATGCGTCTGACCGATAATGTCGATGACACTCTGCTAGAGAACTCGATCGAAGGTGCGAGTCGTCGTATCGATGGCTACTGCAGCAGATTCTTCTATCAGACCCAGAAGGTAGTCACCTACTATGCGACCAACTCGTATCGACTACAGACATCAGACATCGCATCATCGACACTCACTCTGAAGACAGACAACAGTGGTAGTGGCACATTCGATACCACATGGAACGCAGCTACTGACTACACGCTAGAGCCACTAGATCACGCACTACAGGGCAGACCATATCGTGCGATCGCAGCTACAGGTGGGCAGACATTCCCACTCTGGCTCGCACCAGCACCACCGACCGTACAGCTCACTGCCACATTCGGCTGGCCAGCTATCCCAGATGATGTCAGAGAAGCCTGTGTGCTGCTATCTATGCGACAGTTCGCACGATACAACGCAGCTCTAGGCGTACTCGGATTCGCAGACATGGCGATCACAGTGCGTGCAGTTGACCCTGATGTGCGTGACCTGCTCTCGCCATATCGCATACTTGGTGTGGCCTGATGCCAGCTACCGTCTCACAGGTGCTGACAGGTCTGGCGACCAGACTCGGCACTATCTCTGGTCTGCGCACCAGCACCTACATGCCCGATCAGCTCAACCCACCTGTCGGCTTCCCTGTCGTCGAGTCAGTCGAGTATCACAAGGCTTTCGGTGGTGGCGATGTCGTCATGCGCTGCTCGGTCTTTGTGATCGTCGGCAGATACCTAGATCGCACAGCTCACACAGCACTCGATGGGTATCTCTCATACAGTGGGGCTACATCGATCAGAGCTGCCATCGAAGGTGATACGACGCTCGGTGGGGTAGCACGCACTCTCATAGTCGAGTCTGGCATGAACATCACTGCAGTATCGGTTGCCGAGAGCGAGTTCCTGCAAGTACAGTGCACAGTGATAGTGCACGCTTAGAAAGGCATCTAGATGACGACATACACAGTGAGCAGCGACAAACTCGCAGGGCACAAGTGTGGTGACACACTCAGTGCATCTGAACTAGAGTCATCGAATATCGAAGCTCTCGTGGCTGCAGGTCATCTGACCCCAGTCTCGGCAGCATCAAAGAACAAGATCGACAAGAAAGAAGATAACTGACATGGCTCAACTCGTACTCACCAACGCTGATATCACTGTAAATGGTGTAGTGCTCAGCGACAGGGCAAATAGCGTTACTCTCACCTACGAGATCGATAGCGTCGAATCAACGACCTTCGGCTCAGGTGGTCACACCTTCATCGGTGGTTTGCAGAACATCACAGTCGATGTCGAGTTCATGCAGGACTTCGCAGCAGCTGAAGTCGAAGCGACGATCTTCCCACTCGTCGGCACGCAGACCACTGTGACTGTACGACCATCGGCAGCAGCTACGAGTGCAACAAATCCACTTTATACGGTTTCCAATACTTTCTTGGCAGCGCACACACCTGTGGCAGCAGCTGTAGGTGAGATGGCGATGACATCGCTGTCTTTCACTGGTGGCACACTCGCAAAGACGACAGCATAACCCAGTACCTATCTCTAGAAAGGGGATATAGATATGAAGATCGCACTCAAAGTGCAGTATGTAGATGGTGAGACACGAGATGTCACAGCACGCTTCGCTGATTTCGTATCGTTCGAGCGCACATGGTCACGCAGTGTCGCCAACTTCGAGCGTGAGATCAGACTCACCGATCTTGCATGGCTCGCATGGTCTGCAGAGACTCGTGCGAAGAACACGACACTCAAGTTTGACCCAGACTGGATTCAGACTATTGAGAATGTCGAGATCGCAGACGACTCGCTCGCTGAAGAAGGTGGTAACCCTTTGGCGACGACAGCTATCACTGGCTGATCGCATCACTGTCGGTAGAGACTGGCATCGCACCATCAGCACTGATGGCCGAGTCAGAGACGATGCTCAACACTCTGATCGCATATCTCAAATGGCGTGCGAAGCAGTCACGCAAGCGCAGGTGATCACTCATGGCTGACAAGTACCAGATCAAAGGTCAGAAAGATCAGTACGGGAAGATCGAGATCATCAACTACACGCAGTTCATCAAAGCTATGAAGAAGGCCGAGTCAGAAGGATACTCAGACGACCTGCTGCAGAAGGCGAACGAGCAGGTAGCTGAGATCATCATCAGACGAGCGAATCAGATCGCTGGTACGAAGATGGAAAAATCAGCAGCTAAGACTCTGCAGAAGTCATCTAGCAGACTGCGTGTAGCTGTGAGTGGTGGTGGCAGAGAAGCACCATACTTCGGTGGAGCAAACTTCGGTGCTCAGAGAGATGTGCGCAGGCTCATCAAAGCACCTAACCAGCGTGGTCGTCGATCTCGTGCCACGACAGTGCGACATGGTGAAGATATAGATGTGGTCGCTAAGCGTGTCGAGAATCAGAATGTCGAAGCATCAGGCAAGACCATCTCGAAGCGTCTCGGTGGTGATCAGGTACTACT